CCTGTGCAACCTTCTTAAATTCCAGAAGCCGGTATAACGCCTTTCTCCAACATCTTGTAGCCGGTGTCCTGCTGATATGTTCCTCTCTGCAGATTTGGTTCCAATTCTGGCGGTCTATGTACTTTCGCTCTACGATCGAACGCTCCATAGAATTCTCCGGAAGAAAATCTATAATGTCCATGATCTCTGTTAAAATCTTCGACGACCGTTCCATCTGCTCCCTGATTCTAGTATTGATTTCATCCAGCCGGAAGGATAATGCGGCACACCCAAGGTTTTCTCCGCTCCCATGTGGCATACCGTCATAGGAAATACCGGTCAACGGATGATCGAATTCCTTTACAATCTCATTGCGTCGATGCTCCAATGATTTCTTTCTTTCGATGCAGTTACGGTACTGGTTTAAGTACCGGTTTAACAAAAGAGCCTCTGGTGTGAGCTGCTCGTCGTATTTATTCATGTTCCGTTCCCTCCTCCGCTGCAAGAAAAAATACCTTTCCATGGATGATCTGGATTCCCTGCACATACTTATTTTTGTTATCAAAATCATATACCGGGAAACCCCGACGCATCAGCTCATCAATCAAAAGCTGAATACTCTGACATATCGTGGCCAGAGGCACAGCGGAGAAGTCCGGCTCCGTTTGGACACAGGCGACCTCGTGAATGCCGCTTCCCTGCGCACACCCCTGATTCCGGTGCCGCTTCTCCATATCCCTTTTTAATACTCTTCTCTGCTTTCGGTTCACGCCGCTTCTCCTCCCTGCGTAATTATTAGTTTTCTGCCCCTCTGAAAATAACCACCATGGAAGGGAACGGGGCTGCATCCCTTCCTCCAAACTTTAATCTTCCCCTGATAAAACGGATTTCAACATTTGGCTGCTTGTATATGTAATCATGGAAAGAGGCTCGGTCTGTCCTCGCCGGTATCAATAGCACAACTGTGGTTCCCGGTTTCTTCCCTTCCTCATAACATTTCTTCGTCCAGATGCCGGTTTCCTTATTCCCGTATGGCGGGTTGCAAAACACGCACCGCCCCCCCCAATCCTGCAAAAGACCATCTTGCTCCTTGGTAAAATAATCTTTGCATTTATGATTATTCTCATCGGCACAGGGGTCTAAGTTGAAATGGAACTCCGCATCCAGCTTGTCAAAAAAATCCTGCGGTGTCTCCCACCGGTCGCTCTTGCTGCTAAACATGATCTGATTCAATCGCTTTCCCTCCTTCTATCAATCTGATCGCATCCTCCGGGAAACAAACAACTCCAGCCACACCACCTGCAGACTGAATCTTTTTTATGGTCGCTTCCTGAATCTGGCTTAAGACTCCGATGTATGGACGCTTTACTTCAAATCCATAATACCTGCCGTCGATAACGGCACAGACATCTGGAATGCCCTGCCTGCTGTATGCTCCGGCTGTCGCTTTCCACACAAAGGCATTCGGATAGGCTTCCCGGATGCCTTTCATAATTTTGTTCTGGTAATAACTTTCCTTCGGAAGTTTTGTGAGGATGTACCTATTTGCCTCCGTCCGGCTCTGGCAGATTCCGTCCCTGATGAGTTGATCCTCTGCCTCGCCCATGCTCTTAAAGTGATCCAGCCCCTTTTTCATCTTCGGGAACCCTCCTCACTCCATCGTCCTGCATTTCTTTCAAGATACTGTCAAACTGTTTTTTGCCCATATTGTTCGGATGAAAATATTCTTTAACCATGTCAAACGGTTGAATATACCTGTCAATGGTTTCTCGTGCTGACTCTCTGGCATTCTGGGCGCACATCTCGATATATTCCTCTTCGGTCATGTTATAGTGTGTTATCGTATCAACAACCGTCGAAAACCTGCATAACAATCCGTTTGGCTGCCTTGCTATGAATGATCCCATCAAGCCTTCCCCCTTTCATAAACATCCGGATCCTGATACAAATTTCCGATGATTTCAAGTTTCCTATCGTCAATCCAATATCCGAGGTCGTTCCGAAAAGTAGTATTTTTCCATTTGATATAAAATCCGATGTGCGTATTTTCGGGATGGAATCCGTCGCTGTACTCGCCGAATCGGATTACCCCATAAACATTCACTCGTGGATTTAAAATTATGTCGCCCTCATAAAGTTCCTTGCCGTTCAGAACATATCCGGTAAATTGTCCTACGGATTCCCGGATAACATCTGCAACCATGGTTCTGTATGGAAAACCCCAATCCGTCATTTCCTCGAATACGATCTTCGCCTCATGGTATTCCGGCTTATCATCATCTGTGAAGCACACCGCGCAGGTACAATGTTCATAATAGGCACCATATACAAACCGTTTCAGGTCTGGCGACCATCCTCTGTATTTAATCTCGCGCATTCGGCACACTCCCTTCATAGTTCCAAAGCCCCTGCTTTCCTGATGCCGGTATCGGCTCATCAAATAGAACCGGTTCCTTTAACTCCCAAGCGTAACGCCCAACCCGGAAATCTCCGAAAGCGTATTCTGCCGGGCACAGATCTCTGATAAAATCATGGTAGGTCTGGTCTATATGTTTGCAATCAACCAACTGCGCCACACCTACAATACAGCCTCTCGGAAGATTTGCAATGTCCTCCGGTGTTTTAAGTCCTGCTGCAGCAAAATACTTAAGCGTATCTTCGTCCATTTCCGGAACGCCGAAAATGTTGTAACTTGCTATCTTCGCTGAATGAATCAATATTGGTCCCCGGTACTTCGTTCCCCAGCTTCTGGTTTCATTGTGCTTCTTTCCCTCTGCCAGAAGCTGCGCCCATGGCTGCCATATTGTCAATGCCTTCATGCTCTTTTCCCTCCAATCTTATTTTTTCAGAAGTTCCAAAAGTGCGCTTGCTTCTAAATCAGCCTCATGAAGCGCAAGCACAATCGGGTACATTTCAATAGCCTGCCCGACCTGCATATATAAATCCTTTGGCTCCGTATATCCCATGTGCCACCTGATTGCGAACCTTTCGTACCCTTTTAATTTCATAAATTGTTCAATCATCATGACGGATTTTTCGCCATGCCCGTAAGGCACTTTGTCGCTTACAGTATATACTGCATACTGCTCCCATTTATTATTTTCATCCTTGCGCCACCTCATTTCGGTGCTATAAAAATTGGTTTTACAAATATCGTGAAGCAGAGAAATAATAATAATGCTCTCCTCCCCTGCGTCCTCCAAGATTTTTTTTCCATGTCAGGGAACTTTTCTTTGCTTTTAAGCAATCGTAAACATTTAAACTATGCTGCAGTAATCCTCCCTCGACACAGAGATGAAATCTTGTGCTTGCTGGTGCTGTATAAAAATCGCTTCCCCTGATGTATTCCATCAATTTATCAACTCCATCTCTTTTTACGGAACTCATAAGTGTTTCAAATCTTTCAATGTTATCCATTTTCTTTTCCTCCTACAAATATCAATAATGCTGGTTTCTTTGATTCTTCGTCCTCTATCCACTCTCCGGTTTCCTGAACATAGAACTTATCAACAAGGCTGTTATATACTCTGGGGATATGTGGATCATCCTCTGAAAAGCATTCCGCTGTTGCGAATAAGCAGGTGTGCATTTCAAAGTACGGGATCCAAGCCTCATTGTAAATCTGAATCCGGAGTTCCTCCGCTATGCGCTTTATCGCCTCCAAGTCAAATTCCTTAAAAGCCGCTTTTCCGAACCTCGTTTTATACCGTCCATCCTCATAGAGTTTATCTACCATGCGAACAAGTGCATCAAATTTTCCGTCTTTGTCCCTGCGTATCACAAGTTCGCCAAGTGAATACGCCTTGATATAAACAATCAACTCATCATGCAACTGTGCTTTGAGTTTCTGAAACGGAACTTTATACTTTCCAGCCAAATCTTCCGGCGGTACAAGCGTCTTGTTTTTTCGGTACTTTTCAAGCGTGATTGCTACTGTTTTCAAGGCTTCGTCCGCATTTTGCATACCACATCCCTCCCTAACATCTAAAATTCCTAACATCTAAGGTTTTCCGCTAGATGTTATGTGGAAACCCTAGTGTTTTCAAGGGTTTGCACTGATTCCTAACACCTAACATCTAATTTTGGGAAATATACCAAAACTTTTTACATTGTTTTAAAAATCGTTGCAAATCGCATTTGCAATATAGTCTATAAAATAGATGTTAGATGTTAGGAATTATAAAATAGATGTATAAAAGCCTTGATTTTACTGGGTTTTTTACCTAACATCTAACCTAACATCTAATTTTTAGATGTTAGGAATTTGATAGACTAATACGGTAAGTCGGCTGGCTCATCAAAAGGCGATGTAGCATCTAAACTCATTTGCATCCACCCGTCTCCTGCGGCGGCTGGTTCTGCGTCTCTTTGTGTTGCTGCTTCGTCCTCGTCAAGAGGGTCGGTCGGCTTTGAGAACCGTCCTAAATCAAATTCAACGAACCTGCAGGTTCTGTTGTCAAACCATTTTGTAACGCTGTAAACTGCGCTCCCATTGGCTTGTTTCTTGCTTGTAATAATTCCGTTGTCTGCAAGGTACTTAAGCGTCTTTCTGGGGCTGTACCCTGCTTTTGTCAATGTCTGGTTCAGGATAGAAGGAAATATATAAACCTTCCTCTGGTCTGTGCTGATTGTGCCAAGGCATGATCCGATTGCCTTCTCCCCGAAATACTGTCTGTTTGAAAGAATCCAGTCCACAATGAACTGCGTGGCGTTCTCATTAACGTCTTTCACGCCGGATGCCATCTGCTCCTGAATGATGGATTTTGCCATATCCACAGCCCGACTCCACGATGCTTCCCGGATTTTAAGAGGCTGTTTTTCCTCCGTCTCATCCTCTTCCTGCTGTTCAGAAAAAATCCAAGTGTCAATCATTGCATCTGCAAGAGCCACCGCGCTGATACCGGCAATATGACTTCCGCTGGTTCCGTTTGCAATCTGGTAAACCTGCTCGACCATCTTCTCATAATACGCTGTAATGGTTCGCTCATCGGTGTGCATGACTCTCCGGATAAAATCCGGTCCCGCCCAGCCACAGTTAAGTCCTGCCTGCTGGTGCATGAGGCTGGCTGATTTTTCATCCGTAAAAGGACCGCCGTATATTTCCAGAACTCGCGTGGACACACCGGTCTGGGACGTTTCCGTAGAAAGCGGTTCCTCTCCGGTGGCTATCGCCACAGTCCTCCATGTGTTGAGTGCCTGCAGACCGCCGCCTTTACTTCCTCTGGCACGCCCGGTTCCCGATGCAATCATGTAGACGATCTTCTCAAGATTCTCCTGCTTGTTTCCGGCGAGCTGCCTTTCATCAATCCCCATTGGAAGATCATTGTAAAAGCCTGCCATACGCTCTAAGGCAACCTGCGTGGCGTTGAAATTTACCATTAAACGCTCTGGGTCTCCCCATGCACTAAGTGCCGCCTTGAGTGCTGCTGTTTTTCCTCCCTTGCTTCCTCCCCAGTTATATACGAAAAAGATTCTTTGGGATAAAATCCGAAGCAGCGGGGCTGCAAAACTCGCCGCCAGAATGAATCTGAATTTGTCTCTTTCACGATGCGGCTGCATGGTCTTTTTCCATTCATCAAATGTGCCGCAAGTGTGATAGGCTGCCGCCCATCCTCTGAGGGAAGGTTCGATATCAAGAACGATATCATCCCCATGTCCCGGAAGAAATCTGCCCCCTGTCTGCCACCCAAATGTAGAAGCGGAGTCTGCCTTGCTTATGATGTCAATGTTTTCTGCCTCTAAGGCTTCAAGGAACCGGACTACCATCTTTGCATTTTCCGATGTAACCGTACATCCAAGATCAGCCAGTACCGTAATGCTCCTGCTTGTAAATATGGTGCTGCGTGGGAAGATTGCTTTGCTCCACACTCCGTCTCGCTTGAATGCAATCTCGATTTTCTCTTCTCCGGTCTCCATGCTCTTAAGCCTCTGCGTGAGGATGATCGGTGTCCGGCACACCATCGTTGGAATCGACTTCTTTTCGTCGATATGGCTGATTCCCTTTTCTGAATAAATCCACCCCTCCGGCTGTCTCAAATTTACCGGTGCGCCCTTTACCGCCTCCGGTATGATCTCCGATATTTCATCAAGTTTAATTTCTTTTGCTGTCCTGATTGCTTTCTGAATCTTTTCTGCGGCTTCCTCGCCGTATTTCATGTAAAGTTCAGACGGATCCTTTACCCCAAACTGCCGGCAACTCCATGTAAAGACCTGCCCGGAATAACCTTCCTCATGAAGAACTCGGCACACCTTTTCAAGGAATGTTTCGCCGCCCTTGTCCGGCTCGACGTGTATGTAAACTTTCAAACCGTCCAGTTTTGGAACCATGGCGGCTTTGAAATTACTGGCTCCGGGCACACCAAGTGCAGCCATCTTCAAGTACCACAGCGTCTGCGTGTCGCTCTCTCCCTCAACCAAAATCACATATCCATTCTGGCGCATTTCCGGGAGCCGCCATTCCCCATAAAGAATCAGTTTGCCGGTGCTGCCATAACTCCACCGAAATTCCTTATTGCCGTACCGTTTTCTAAATACTGGGGAATCTCCCCCTTCTGTAAAGTACGGAAGTTTGAGCCATTGTACCCCGTCCCGGTCTTTCCCGGTAGAAGCGCGGCACACATCCTTAAGGAACTCTTCCGGAAGTCTTTTTGAAAAGGCATATTCCGGAAGAGTAAGTGTTGCAAGTTGCGGTTTCGGCTTTTCCTTCGGCTTTTGTGGTTGCTCCAGTTTTCCATACTTATCAAGAATCTGCTTATATGCTTCCTTTGTACTGACATCGTGATATTTTGACCAAAAGGAAATGAAGTTGCCGTCAATACATCCGGTAAAGCAATGGCACATTCCTGTTTTTAAGTCTGCCGTAAAGGAATTTTTGCTGTCGTCATGGAATGGGCAGCGTCCGACGATGCGGTCTCCTGAAATATCGGCGTGTTTCAATATGCTTTTGTATTCTGCTGCATAGTCGACAAAATCGTCTATGTTAAGCTGCTCCGCATTCATCTAACCACCTTCATCGCTGTTTTTATTTCTTGTTCGGTCATGGAAACGATGCGCCCCGGTATTCCAAGCCGGGAAACCTCCGCGACTTCGTTCCTCATCCCTTCGCTCAATACGCCGTCAATCACAATCAGCAGGAACTCTTTTGCGTGGCGAAGTTCCCAAAGTCCAAGTACCAAGCCACACTCTCTGTCCTCCTCAAAATCATCATCAAGGAACTGCGTGTAGAAGAGATGCGGTGCAACCGGAACTTTTCCTTCCTCAAGGACTTTCCTGCAAAAATATCTCGCCACTTTCTTGTTGAACTCCTGCTGCTTTGTACTCTCCGATCTGTATCTTGAAATGATATATACCTTGTCCATGTTTCCGACCTCCGAATGATAGTCGGGGGGGGTATGACCCGCCCCCATAGTTTTAATTAAAGGGCAAATCCTCGTCGTTCCCTTCCGGAACATTCATAAAGCCATCCTCGGAAACTGTGGGCGGTGTCTGCGTCGGTGCCGCAGTATTGTAATCGTCGTCTCCGATATCCACATTGTGGTCTAACTGTTTGATGCTGTTCGCCATAGCCTCTGCGGCTGTGATCTGCTCCGGCGTAAGTTTCGATACAAAGGAAAATGCGGCGCGGCTGTAAACAATGCCGCCTGCGTTCTTCTCCTTTTTCAGGGTGATCTTGGTTACTGCGTGATAGCAGCGCATATTTTTAAGCAGGATGCGTTTGCTGATGTAATCCCTCATGTATTTCAGGCTTGTCGGCGGCAGGGAAAGAATCAGCGGCACAGGGTTGTCCTCTCTTAAGATGTAAACCCTGTGAACATTCTTGCAGGCTTTTCCGGCTCCGTCGGAGCCAAACTGATTGTAGGGGCAGGAATCACAACGCTTGCATTCTCCCGTTTCCCTATCCACTCCCGTCTTTCCGTCATAACTGGAGCAGTCCGGCTGCTCATTTCCTCCGGAGAATTTCTCTCGCCAATATGCGTTTACCGGATGATGCCAGAGGATAACCCCGATAAGTTCCGTTGCGCTCTCTGTGGAATCCTCATCCTCTCCCGGAAGTTCAAATGCAATACCGCCGCCGGACGGAATCTTTACCCGATCAAAGGGAACGGAACCAAGTCCATCCATTTCCTCATTGATCGCCTCTGCCAGCGCACCGTCCAAAGTTACCAGATTGAAGTTTCCCTCTGCCTTTGTTGCTACTTCATTCTTTGCCATAATAAATTCCTCCTTCTCATGCTCCCGGTTTTAATGTCGGCTGGTCCGCAAACTGACCGCCGCTTTCCGATGCTGCTTTTAAATCCTCGTCCGGGTACTCCCGGATGCCTGAAATACGGACACAATCCTCAATACTGCCCTGTCGATACTGGTTCTTATGATCTCCCACCAATGTCTCTGTGGAAAAATAACCGTTTTCAATTCCCATATAGCGGCACACAATATCCTGATTCCTGATGCGGAGAAGAACAGGGTCTCCTTTGCAGAGGATGATTCCGTTTCTGTCTTTTACTGTGACCAGTTTTGTCTCTTCAATGGCAATACTCATTTACGATTCTTCCTCCTCACTCTGTTCTTCCTCCGGATCGTTTTCATCCATATCCTCTGCATCCGGCGTGTCAGCCTCCTCAAACTCATTCGGCTCTGTGTCCTCAAGGCTATCTGCGTATTCCTCCAGCGGCGTTTTAGGGGAACCGCCATAATACAAATCATTCAGAACCCGGTTCATATCTGCCGCCATTCCGATAGCGTCCATAGCAAGGTTCAATGCTGCGTCGTAAAGCCTAGCGCAAGCCTGCACCGCTTCCTCTCCCTGAACCTGCAGGAGTGCTAAGTAATCTCCCATGCCGTTCTTGATATCCTTTTCCTTGACCTGAATCTTGCTGTAAGCCTCGGATGCAATACCATAACCCTCATGCTTGTTTCTGACCGCCTGAATCGGGCGACCGTTTTCCTCTGCCTCCGCTATGCGCTTGTTGTATGTAAACTGAATTACCTTCGCAACATTTTCTTTCAGGCTTTTCTCGCTCTCTAAGCGAACATCCAACTCCATCTGTTCGTAATCGCTCATGCTCCTACTCCTCTCTGTTTGCTTTTGCTCTGTCCAGAGCCTTTGTGTTTGCTTTTCTCTTGGAAAGAGTGAGTTTCTCGTAGATACTCAGGCATTCCGTAAGTTCCTCCGGAAGTTCGCCCTGCTCCTCCACCATTGCCTTGCAGGAACTGTTTAAGGTGCGCGGGTCTACCTTCTCAACGATGATATCTCCAAGCCCCTGTTCCCGTAATACATCAAAGAAGCACACTCCTGCTTCTGCCAGATCTGCCTCTGATTTCTTGGAATACATAGTGGACTGCTGCAGGCTGTATGTGAATCCGTCCACAGTCGTGTTTGGCTTTTCCTCATCCACCATCATCTTGCAGATTTCCTGCTCCAACGCTTCCTTTGCGGCATTGTTTTCCTTTGTCTGGTTTGCCAGTTCCTCTTTCCGGTCAAGAAGTTCCTTGTACTCTCTGACCTTCTCGTCTAAAATTGAATCCATGTTGTTTCCTCCTTAAGGTTTTATACTGCGTGGTTTCCGGTACGGTATGATGTGCGGTCTCTGCAGTAATGTGTTTGCTCGGTTCGCATGGCGGATCCTCCTTCCTTAAATTTCCATTTTTACTTTCAATGCCGATTCTGTGTACCCTTCGCCTACTACCTGATACAACATCTGGCAATCATAGCACCGGTACAATGTGTTTATAATCAGCTCATGAACTACTCCGCTGCATATCGGGCACACCGACCTTGCATCCTTGATAATCAGCTCCATCAGAAATAATCCCTCCATGTATCAACAACGGTCTTTGCCAAGTCCTCTTTTTTGGCAAGTGCCTTTAATACAACCTCATCAATGCTCTTTTCAACTACCAGATGGATGTATGTGCAAGTGTTCCGCTGTCCAATCCTGTGAATACGGGCAAGGCTCTGGGAATACGCCGCATAATTAAAGTTCTCGGAATAGTAGACACAGGTGTCTGCTGCCGTCAGCGTGATTCCAAGCCCTGCAGTATCAATCTGTGCAAGAAATACCTTTGTTTCCGGATTAGTCTGGAAGTCCTCAACAATGGGACCTCTGTCCTCAATCTTGATATCTCCATAGATGCTGCAGTAACGGATTTTCTTTTTTGATAAAAGGCTCTGTATCAGGTCGATTTCCGGTCGGAATCGGCAGAATACCACCAATTTCTTTCCTGCGTCGATAACATAATCATCCAAGATGTCCTCTAAAGCATCCAGTTTCCCTTTGAATACCAACTCCGGCTTGTCGTTCCCGTCTGCCTGAATGAATCCTCCGGTAAACTGCTGCAGCCGAAGCAATTTAGTAAGCACAGTCGGTGCGGTAATCTGCCCGCCACCCTCAAGTTCTGCAAAACTGTCCCTCTTAATCTGGTCGTAGAGGTGTTTGGCTTTGCTGTCGAACTGAATGTATCTGGTAAGGAATGTCTGTTCTGGCAGGTCAAGTGCCTCTTCCTTTGTTACCCGGTAGGCTATGGAATGCTCTTTCTTGATGAGTTGATCTAAGTCCTTGTAACCGATAATCTGTTTCTGATTGAACCCTCCCATTACGGCGTACCGGCTGCGGAATGCGTAGAAATTCATACCAAACACATTCGGATCCAAAAAGCGGTATTGGCTGAATATGTCAATGGCGTTGTTCTGTACCGGCGTTCCTGAAAGGATCAGTTTATATTTTGCGATGTCGCCCAGCCGGTGCATGGCTTTACTCTGCTGTGCATCGTGGGTCTTAATTCTCTGGCTCTCATCCGCTATAACCATATCTGGCTTCCAATTCAGGAGTGCTTCAAAGATGCCCTCTCTCCATGTGGATTCATAGTTGATAACTGCCACCTTAAGTGCCTTAAACGGAAAGGATTTCAATGCTTCCAGTTCCTGAATACGGTGTTTTTTGTCGCCAAGTAACACATTGACCTTATATTTAAAGGTGGCATAGTCGTCAAACTCCTTGGGCCAGACGGAACATACGGATGTCGGTGCAAC